CCGGTGCCGGACACGCGGTGCACCATGTTCAATACGAACCCATCTAGCGCAGTAAACTGCATAAGAGGAGCCCCAAACCCCATAAAGAACCCAAAGGCCCGACCTTCTAAGCCGGGGGTAGCATAGTGGTTGATTATTTCCTTCCATGTGTGGAAGTCGCCCTTAGCTTGGAAGTACGGAACGGTGGGTAGGGTAGCGGCTGAAGGAGGGCTGTACGTAATCTCTGTTGCACGGATCTCGCGGTCTCCAACAATGATCGCGGACTTGTCCTCTGTCCAACCGTACTGCTTGTAAGCTTGCTCAGCTTTTTTGGTTCTCATAAGTTCATGCATCCATGCGGTCATGTACTGCATCAATACTTCTTGCTTCTTACCAAGTACAGCAATGCCTTTCTGGGCAAGTATTGATACGCACCGATCTTTTGATGTAACAGAATTCATAGGGAGAATGAGCTCCCTAACTCCATCCATTGGGGTGTGGAACCGCACCCACAAAGAGTCCCCGTGGTCTGGATCTACCAGCCGCTTGACTACGTAAAAGTCGTACGGATACAGCAGCTCCTCAATGTCCTCGTCCTCTCGGTTTTTGGTGCGGTAATAGACACCGCCATTCTTGCCACGCATGAACGGGAACGGGTACTTAGGGATGACGTACTCCCTGACCTCCTTGGTAGCCTCCTCCTGCTCAAGAACCGTGCTCTCTTCAGTAGCCTCAATAACCTCCTTGCCTAACTGAATGGGGGAGGTGATCTTGCGGGGGCATCCTTTGCAACCTGCTGCGTACAGCTTCTTAAAGGTCTCGCAGGTATACGGCCCCTTGGTCTCATCAGCCTTGCGCTCGGTAACCTCCGGGGAGTACTCCGGGTGCTTACTAGACAGTATGTGGATAGCCTTATCTCGGTCCACGCACTGCTGAGCAATGCTCAACGCGCCACGCCACAACGGCTCCTCAAGCGTAGCTTGCTCAAGGTAAGCCCGTGCCAACTGTGCGCAGCCTGTGCCCTCAATAGACTTCTTGAGGATGGTCTTAAACCGTGACTGGCTGTTACCCATAAGTGACAAGGTAAGAGGGTCCAGTTGGCGTCTGAAGTTCGCCCTGTTCGCGCTGTTGAGGATGTCAACACTGGGCTCCAGCAGTCGCTGAACGGTCTCCCGATCCAGCGTAGGGGCTACGCACATCACCTCAACCCATATTGGGTTGGTCGGGTCCTTAACATGGAATGTCTCTGGGAGGCGCAGGATACGCGCAGCCTCACCAGTTACCGCAGGGTCTACCTTGAAGTCGTGCTGGACGCACAGTTCTTTAAGCCGCTCCGCATGCATGAGCCACTCGGTGCGGGGCATAGCCGTAGCACATACCCAATATATGTGTGCACCGACGCCAGACTTGACGATGGTTGGCTTGGGTAGTTGAGTGACCTTGCAGAAGTTGCGCAGTGCAGCCAAACCCTCTGTCAGATCAACAAAAGGCTTACCGGGGCCGCAGTCCAGATCAATATAAAAAGACTTCAGAGCTATGGCGTTCTTGATCGTGCGGCGACCTTCATCACCGTACTTGGCCATAGCAAAGAATGCGTTGTACGTGCCAGCTACAAACTCGTCCGCATGAGCACAAACAGTGTCTATGTCAGGGACAAACCGCTGGAGTACTTCTTTCTCGTCCTCACTGCCTCTGATACCCACAGTGCAATAGGACTCCCCAACTTCCAGAGGTGGAAGCACAAGGGACAGAAAGTCCTTACGTGAAATCATAGCCGTCCTTAAGTGCCGTCAAATAGAATGGGCAGGGGTGGACGGCGACACCCTCTTCGGTAGCTAACCTAGCCCATCTAACCGCTAAGACAATTTGATGAGCAGAGTCTCAACCTTGTCTATGTACTTATGCGACACAACCTGTCTACCAACAAACCACTTGTAAATAGTTGTGCGGCTAAGCCCAAAATATTCAGCTACATCCGCCACGGGGATATCTTTTGCTACGCAGAGTCTGCCGAGCTTTACGCCCAGCAGCATCGGGTTAGCCTCATTGATATCTTGTGCCGTGAACTTGGTGTAGCCGCGTCCCTTTCTAGGCATTAGTCATCCCACTCGGACAGGATCTGCGACAGATCAGCCTTACTAGCAGCCTCTTCGTTCTTCTTGGTGCTGCGCTTGACCGGCTCTTCAGCCTCAGTCTCAACTACAGTGGCAGCCTCAGCCTTAGGAGTCTCAACAACCGGTTTGGGCGGTGCAGCAATAGCCTTGGGACGAACCCCATCCGCTTCTGCCACGGTCATGGTGATCGCCTTCTTAGCAGATTCACTCTGGCCCTGACGGATCGCCACTTCATGCTCTGCTTGGCTCAAGAACCCAACGGCCTTGAACGTCAGCTTGGGTGTGGAGACGCTAGTATCAAAGCGCATCTCGGTCACAACCGCAGTGATAGGCAGGTTGCGGCTACCCAGCATCTTGCCGTATGCCTCCAACGGCCACTTGCCCTGCTCACCAGCACCGAAGATAGATGTAGACGGCAGCGTGATCTGGTAGATGTTGCCACCGATGTCATTGGCCAGAGTCACAGCCAGACGACGGCTGTACTTGCAAGCACGGCTGTTACCCTGCCCAGAGCCAGCGATGTTCTGAGGGCACTCCATGCAACGGGCCGACTGTGGCGATGCAGCCTTGGCATCAGGGAAGTCCCCGTCAGAAGACCAGCAATCAGGGGAGACAACTTCGCCGCCCTCTTCATAGACCTTTGAGTAGAACGTGCGGGACACCTTGGGGGATGCGTTGACGACAACCACGTTCATGTGGCGGTCCTCGTTCTTGGCAACCTCCTTACCGTTGACCAGCAAGCGCCACACACCGCCCTTGATAGAGATGCGCTTGGAGCCACCACCGGCACCGCCGCCACCCATCAAAGACTTTGTAACATCGTCAACCTGCAAGTCCCGCAAGTAGTCGGGCAGGTTGGAATCAATCGACATCAGTTCGTTGCTCATAAATACTCCTAGCGTTTTGTAATAACAATCGTGTACGAAGCATCAGCTTGTACGCCGGGTGGGTGCAGATCCGGGTTCTCTTCTAGAAACTGCGCCATGGTGTTGTTGTTGATACGGTGCTGCATGAGTGAGAAGGCATCGTGCTCCTTAAGAAACCGGAAGAACGAATCCCAATCACTAGTCCAGTAACGCTTGTTGGTACGTCGTGACACCGTGCCGTATTCAGTACGGATGGTAGACGCGCCTTGCTCTTTACAGATCTCAAGCAATTTCTCGGACACCGTATCAAGCTGCGCTTTGAGTTCGTCATCACGCGTAGCAAGCTCTTTACGGGCATCACGTATCTTTACGTATATCTCTGTCAGCTTATCTGCTGTTAGTGCACTCATCTTGTTTTCCTTATTCGGGTAGCCAATCTAAGGGGGCAGGTTTACATTGTCAAGTACCTCCTTCAACAAAGTTTCGATACAGGTCGATCAGCTTTGTATGTATGTCAAGCTTCTGACTCAACATGCTGTATATGCGCTTCTCAACAGGACTTCCTTGTAGGTGCACGACCGTGCAAGGATGGTGTTGACCTGCACGATGGACTCGTGCGTTAGCTTGCAGGTATGTCTCAATGGATGTTATAGGGCCCCACCAGACAACTACGTTGGCCGCATGCAGCGTTACGCCGTGCGCAGCAGCTTGTGGCTGAATTACTAGCACTTGCGGGATCTTCTCTTTCTGGAACCGCCTGAACACCTCAGTGCGCTTGTTGACGGGCACCCCACCGTGGATCACTTCACACGGGATCTTGTTAGCCTTAAGTTCTTCCATAATGATTTCAATGGCATGCCGGAACGGTACAAACACAATGACCTTCTGGCTGGCTTCTTCAATGACCTCAAGCAGTGCGTTCATGCGGTTCTTTGCATCAAACGCAACAACTTCGCCGCTGTCTGAATACACTGCCCCGCATGATAGTTGCAGCAGCTTGTTGAGGTTTGCTGCCGCATTGACCGTAGTGATCTCTTCCCCAGCAGCTACAGTCAACATGTGTTTACGAATCTCTTCGTAGTACGTTATCTGCTGCGCAGTGAGGGGCACATCGCGCATGACATAGGTCATCTCTGGCAGGTCAAGACACTCGTCCTTGGTGAACCGGATGGCTGGCTGCAGTGCTGTATGCACGACCTGCTCCGCTTGTTTCTTGGGTATCCACTTGAACTGGGTGATCTTGAGCATCACTTGATCGCGGAACGCTCCGTAAAACTTAGGCACATTCTGCGGGTTGACGATCTTAGCGATGCCGTACGCATCAGTCGGGGACTGCGCAGCGGGGGTGCCTGTCAACATCCATACCCACATGTCTGGGCGCAGTAGTGAGTTGAGTATCTTCCAGCGTTTTGTGGATACGTTCTTATACGCATTGGCTTCATCAACGATGATGAGGTCGAACCCACCTTCTTTCACGGCTTCCTTGACGATATCCAGCCCGTCAAAGTTACAGATCACAAACTCTGCGTCGCCCTTAACCGCCTTGATCCGCTTCTCCTTGGAGTAGCTATGTGCGATGGCGCAGGTGCGGTGCATGGCAAACGTAAACAGGTCGGCTTCCCATGCAGACTGCATGATGGACAGGGGGCACAGCACCAGTGCCCTGCGGATAAGCCCTATCTTCATGAGATAGTCCGCTGCCCAGATAACTGATGCAGTCTTGCCGGTACCTTGCTCGTTGAAGCAGAACGCCCTGCGGTGCAGTGTCAGGAAGGATGACGTTGTGTACTGATGCGCGAACGGCTTGTGTAGTCCGGGCCAGTTGTAATGCGCTGTGATCGGAGAGGGGACATCTTTAAGGTGCAGGTTCTTAAGTATCTGCGCTTCCTCCACCCCCCACTTCACCAGCACCTCATGATCGCCAAACTTTTTAGCGCGAGGTATGACTGCCGTGATGCGGTCAGGGTCTCTGACCTTAAGCAACAACGCTTTGTTCTCTATGATCTGCACTGCACTCTCAATAGGTTATAGACCGAAAGTGGCATTTCCACTTTCAGTTTGAATTAGTACCCCTTACGGGGGTGAGTCGGCTTGCGCTGAGCTCAGAGGAACCACGAAACAGGTCGTGATAAAAGAAACTCACACAAACTGGCGCGGTTTTAAGCCACTCACGCCTTGGCTGTTGTAGTGCCCGCAGGGAACCAACTACCGCTTCAGTCTACTCAACGGCCATGCCGTGTCAAGCAGGCTTGCGATCCGATCTGCGCTTGTACGCACGGTTGGCATGGACGCTCTTGACCTGCAAGTTATCAGTCCCTGCGCTGCCGCCCTTACTAAGCGGACGCTTGTGGTCTACGTCTTTGCCATCACCCTTGCTAACTCTGCCTGCCTTCTCCATCTCGGCTCGTGCAGTGTTGCGCTTGGCGCGGTTCTTAACCTGCTCAGGCTTGCCTTGGTACGCATCGTACTCGTGGCGGTAGTCCCGTGCTTTAGTCATCTTGTTTCCCCTCTCGAAACGCGTTATGGACTACATGCCCGTATGTAATTAGTTCCATCAAGTCCTCAAAGTCCTTAATCTCAATAGCCCCATGGATTGTGAATGAGAACTCTTGAACAGACTGGTCAAAGGTATACTCGTCTCCGTCACTGTCTTTAACAATTACTGTTAAGCAGTTGCCGGTCTTGTTGGTGACCTTGTACGTTTCACGGTCCCCATTTGCTCCACAGTTTCTCTCTGGGGCGTGGTACTCCCAATCATGAAATGCCCCAAGCCCTTCCTCGGCGTCGCTAAGTTTTAAGGTTACGTCAGCCATCAGTATCTACTCCCTCGTCCGTTGTGGGCACAGTCCTTCACTGCGCACCAGCTTTTACAGGAGAAGTTGGGTCGAGGGTTCCATACGTTTACCTCAAACGCTTTCTCCAACCTAGCGGTGTTGGTCAGCCACCGTTGCCAGTAAACATCTCCAGCATCCGCCTCGTACTCGTCTTTAACAAACTCGTTGGCTACTACAAATAGCAGCCCACCTTTGACCTTCTTAACCTGCGGGAAGTGTCGGAAGATCGCAAGCGACAGCAGCTCTAACTGTTTGGTGTCCGCATACTTGGAGGACTTGCCGGTCTTGTAATCCACAAGCTTGGCTGTATCCCCTTGCAGCACGATCAAGTCCGCAATCCCACGCCACCACACCTTCTTGTCGTAGAAACTGCATGGCTCCAAGTTGCGGGTCAAGCCCATCCTGTGTTCGCACAGGTGCTCTCCCTTGTAGTCGCGCAGCTTGATGAGCGCCGGTTCAACGAACTTATACTTTTCAGGTATAGGGGTACCGTCTTTGATGAAGTCTTCAGCCGCCTTGTGTACGTCCAACCCATACCGAATGGCATCGGTTGGAGGCTCCGTAACATCTTTTTTAATTCGGAGCCGGTAGTATTTGTGTGGACACTGCATGAACAGCTCCAGTGACGAATACGACCACGTAAACTTGGCTTCTGGCATTGCTAACACTCGCCGTAATTCTTACCTATACCAGACTCACAGTTGAGGGGCAGGGTAGCGGCCCAGTCTGGCCTCCAGCGCATGCACTCCTCAACGTACTTCTGGGCCTGCTCAGCCTCTGCCTCAAGCGCAATGCAAGCCACCGCATCGTGTACCGTTAAGACGACCTTGTACCGCTTAGCGATACGGATCATTTGTTCGGCTATGACGCACCTTGCAATCGCCTGACACAGGTTCTCTACGACCTTTCCACCATAGATCTTAACAGGACCTTTGCGGGTGCGGTACTCGTACTGCTCTTTACCGTCGCTGTCCAGCACTTTCCGCAGCCCGTCGTACCGCTGCCACAGCCCACTGGGTAGCTTGAAGCCATACTCCCTAGCATCAAACTGGGCCACGTCTACGGCCCCAAACTCTGCGGCTTTGTTGGTAATGATCGCCTCAAGGCACCTGCGCCCCTGCTGCCAAAGCGCGGTAATCGCAGGGTAAGCTCTACGGTACACGTCAATGATGCGTTTACACTCTTCAAGCTCTACGTCTACTCCGAAGCCCTTAAGCTGCAACTGGAACTTGGCCGACCCCATGCCGTACCCGCACCCAAGCACTACGGTTTTGCCTACGAACCTTTGCTCCTTGGTAATCTCGGATACATCTTTACCGTATATAGAAGAGGCCATGATCTTGTACACGTCCTCGCCCCGATCAAACGCCTCGACCAGATCTGTCTGACCTGCCAGCCACGCCACGGTACGCGCCTCAATCTGTGAGGAGTCGCAGTCAATGATGACGTAGCCCTCTGGTGGCAGGATGGAGGCTTTAAGCCGACCTGCGTTGTTGCCACGGCTAGGCAGGTTCTGCAGATTAATCTTGTCGTCTCCACCCCACCGGCCCGTGTGTGCTGCGTAGTACTTAATGGGCACAGGCAGCTTGCCGCGCAGACTGATGTCGATGAACCGTTGGGTGCGGGTCTCCTCCAGTGTGGTCTTGTTACCCAGTCGGGCACTGACCAGTATCTGCACTCGCGGATCAGGGTGCTCCAGCAGAGCCTTAAACTCCTCGTCCGTCTTAGCAAACGCCCACGCATCTTTACCGGTGCGAGCACTTACCTTGACCGGAGGGAACACACCCAACTGCTTGAGCAGTTCTGCGAACTTGTCGTTGCTCATCAGGGACTCTTTATCAGCCTCGGCTGCAACAAGCAGCTTAGCCTTCTTGTCCTTGACGTTCTCAAGGTGCGCCTCAAGCAGGGGCAAACTTAGTTCAAGTGTAGGCTCAAGGAACATGCGCAGGGTCAGGTCAATGACCTTGAGCTCCTTGGTGGGGAAGTTCTTAGCCAACGTGTGGAACA